TTGAATTGTCTACGGATACAACTTTAGTGTCTGCAGGAATTGTTCCAGTACCTCCACTTAGTACACGAACTTCCATACCAGCGGTAATACCAGTTGTGGAACTAACAGTAAATGTAGTATCTTGTGATGCGTCGGTACTTGTAACACCTGTAACTGTATCGATTGCTCCCAGTGTGACAACACCAGTCCACTGCTGATTAGTTACGCCAGCAGAAGTTTCTTCTTGCCATCCAGCGTCACGAATCAAATATCGTGATGTGTCATCTACCATTGTCCAATCAAACGAGAAAATGAACTGTTCTGGTGTAATAGCTACGAGAGGGAAAGGATACTCAATCAAGTGGTTGATAAACGTTACCGTTTCACTTCCGTTCAGAGGAGTGGATGGTGCAGTATTAACGACTATAGAAGTCGTCGCAACTGATTGCACAAAGGTGTCTCCATTCAATACCCCAGCACCACCCGAAAGAGTGATTTTCATTCCGGGCAATACGTTAGTAGTATTCGCTAAATTGATTGTAGTTCCTGAACTTGCGCCGTTTGCTGCAATGTCGAAATCAGTAATTCGCCACACAGACTTAAGGTATGAATATAATGCAAGAAGTGACACACCATCATCTGATAATGCGCCCGTCTTGGTCAAAGTAATATCTCTTGTTGACGTTTCAATCGTTACCATATCACGGGTAAGAGTTGCCGCCGAGGTTATCTTTGCCATTTTTTTACTCCAAAAGGTTGGTTAAACTATTTATTATTTATAAAAAAATCATCCTGCATCATATTCATATGTTGCTCTGTCATTCCAAACTTTTACAAAATCTGCAGTATTATCTGCCCAAATAATTTCTAAGTCATCGCCTTGTTCGTACACACGTTTTATCCTCCATGTCGCAGCATTCTTTGCTGTGCCAGGAGTTGCTTCACCAATATATGTGTAGTCACCTTCAGTGTCTATTAGTTTATCGTATTGCACTTCTAAAGCCGTTCCAATTGTTAATTCTAATCTATCTATAACTGACTGAAATGATTCTGATACAAACTTCTGTTTTGCAGCATCAAAAATAAGGATTGCATCACCTTCAACTTGATGACGCTTTTTGAATTCTACGTCATCGTTTTCTAGTATACGAACAGAACCACCACCGGAGGAACCTCCCCATCCGTTAGCGATTCTTGCTCGCATTTCATTCAAACTCTTTTCTAAATCTCTCTTGAGTTTGAGTTCAAAATCTTTTAAGTATTTATCCGAGTCATCAACTTTTTCACCGATCTGTTGAGTAAACTCAGAAATACTGTCTTCTGTTTTAGAAACAAATTCCTCAATCTCTTTGCGGATTGATTCTTCGTCTGCTGGAGTTCCTGCCTCACCTTGTATTCCTTGAGGTCCGGTATCACCCCTCGGTCCTTGAGGCCCTATATCGCCTCTTTCTCCTCTAGACCCAGGCTCACCCTTTTCACCTTTCTCGCCAGGTGCGCCATCCTTTCCATCTTTGCCATCAACACCAGGAATTCCCTGTATTCCTTGGATGCCTTGTTCGCCTTGTAGACCACGCTCTCCTGCGGGGCCTTGCGGACCAATTTCACCTTGCGGCCCCGACTCTCCTCGCTCTCCTTGCGGACCAACCGGTCCTCGCTCGCCTTGAATACCGGGCTCACCTTGTATCCCTTGTTCACCTTCATCACCTTTATCTCCTTTGGGCCCGGTCGAACCAATAGGCCCAATATCTCCAGTATCCCCTTTTTGTCCCACATAACCACGTTCGCCTCGGTCGCCTTTTGGTCCCCTCTCACCACGTAAACCTTGAGAGCCTTGCAAACCCACTGGACCTTGAATTGTTTGTACTTCTTCAAGGGCTCCTAATAATTTAGTTTCGAGTTTGGCTACTTCTTTTTTAGTATAGGCAATAGAAGCAGCAACCCCAAATGCATCTTCAATTAGAGATTTATTTTTCGGTGTGCTCATCGTCCGCCTCTTCTACCAAACTATCAAAAAACTTTGTCATAGACTTCGCCAAGTGATCTTGGTCTTCCGTTTCCTTAAAGTGAAACTCAAAGCTTTCTTCTGTCGGAGTAGGGTTAGGCTTATTTGCCGGTGCCTTTTCTGGCTCATCATATTCGTTATCTTGATCTTCTTTATCTATCTCCTTATCCATATCTTCAATATCTTCTTCAGTCAATCGAAGAACATTTTTCTGAATATATGATTTAGAAAAGTATTTGCCTAGATATGGATCAATCTCTGTCAACATAGCTAAGCGCTCTCGCATTACTTCCGCTTCTTTCATCTCAACAAATTGAGAATCAGAAATGTAATCGTAATAGATGTTCTCTTTTAATTCTAACCACTCTTGCTTGGTACATACACCTTTCAATAGTAAATGTGTTTCTAACAACTTATCAAACAAATGCGAAAAGCGCAAACGAAGCCTAGCGACAAACTTGCTGAATTTCACTTCATCTCGTGTAATTTCTGATGCTCTTCCTAATGAAAACCCAGCGTCGGATTCTAATCGTGACACAGGAACATTAAGAGACTTGTAGAGTTTCTTTTGAAAATATAATACATCTTCAATTTCTCCAAGGTTTTGACCACCAGGTAATGTAGTAATTTCTGTTCCTCGACCACCTTCTCTACGTGGGAGCCAGAAGTCTTCAAGCATTGTTTGGTAACGTCTATCATCTCTAATTTCACCTGTATTTGCATCATACACAAGTTTGTTTTTGTACTTTTGCATAATGTCTCGCAGATATTGTTCCGCTTTCATCTTAGGAAGATTACCTACATCGATATAGAAAATACGACGCTCAGGTGCACGAGAAATACGATAAATTACAGTCGCATCTTCAAGCATGCGCAACTGATTTAAAGGCTTAATTGCTTTGTGCAAATGTGATATAACATTTTTTCCGTTTTTATCTGCAATACCTGAATGTACATAGCAGACGGAATCTGGAGAAATCTTCAATCCGTTGTTAGCGTCCTTGTCGAATCCTTTTTCTGAATATAAAAAATACTCAATAGGTTTATTGTAGAGCGACTCGTTGATGCCAGGAGATGTTTTGTTCTTAGGCAACTCTTTTACTTTCTTGATCTTTCTAGGATCAATATAACGAATCTCCCGAATTCCCTTCTTAGGGGATTTCTCATCGATCACCATATGATAATAGATTTTACCATCCACGTACCATCGACGGAAAATGTCGTATGCTTGATTGTTGAAATCTAAAAGTTTCATCACATGATAAAACTCTTCACGTATTTTCTTTTTGAATGCTTCAGACTGTTCGATCTGATCTAGGATGATTTGTACAGGATAATCTTCTTGTGTATATACAATCGCTTCGTTGACAATATCATCGACTGCAGCATCACATTCCGATTGCTGTGCCATATCTCTATATTTACGAATTAAATCAGAATCACCACGAGCAAGACCTTCCAAATCAACATAAGTTCCATAGACACCACTGCCACTAACTGAGATAGCAACATCATCGTCTGTAGGTGGAACAAAAGATTTCAGAGCTTCTCTTTGAGGCTCATCTTTTCCAATCTTATATCCAAATAATGTAAACGCCATTCCTATTTCCCGTATTTAATAATATTGATGATCTATTTATAATAATAAAAAATAGATGTCAATAAAAAAGGGGGCAAAAGCCCCCTTCTTTTTATTACTAAACTAGCAATTTAGTTAGTGTCATTTTGATGCTGGTACTGGAAAGTTACAGTAAATTCACCAATTACGTCTGTATTGTCATAGCTCAAATCAACTTGACCAATATCCGTAGGGAATGCTTGATAAAGATAATGTCTGCTAATTACTCTACCATTATCATCATAGTGTTTAATTTGAACCGTACTGTCATAATCGGTCAATGTGGTAGCACCAAGGCTACCGTCAACCGTATAGTTTAAACCTTTAATTGTATCCATCCATCGCTGAAAACCAAAATAAAGTTTTTGTTTCTCATCGCTGATAAATGTGGCACTCCAATCACCAAATGTTCTATCACCAGGCACTTTAATTCTTCGACCACCCCTAAAAGGGACTTCTACAACACCGACTGTAAACGCCGGAATGGTAGTTGATTTACACAATAAAGGAACATTAGGTAGCTGAACTGGTGCGCCGGAAATACTAATATCAAATAGATTGGGGCGAGCGCCAGACGCAAGTTGTTTTTGAAATTTTGTTACTGAAAATGACATTATTTTTCTCCTTACAATGTTCCCTTAACTTGGTAGTATGAATATACCCAAGTCACAGGAAATTCCTCGATAGTGTCTGTAGAATCGTAAGAAAGATCAATAGCTCCAACTTCACTAATAAAACAGTCCCGTAATTGGAATGCTAGTATTCTTCGTCCGGAAATGTCTAGCTGTTCAACGGTTATAGTCGTTAATGCTTGATTTTTCCTGTTGCCGATGGTGCCGGAATTCTGAAAAGTATTCACAAACCTTTTTTGATACAATTCTAATTGATCTCTAACGTTAAATTCTGAATCATTCAGCACAGTCGTTGTCCACTCAGAAAATGTTCTATCCCCAGCAAGTTTAAGTCGGCGACCCCCAACATGAGGAACTTCAATTAATCCTAGTGTGCTGTTAGGTAGTGCTGCAGCTTTTGTTAAAAACGATAATTGACTCTCACCAGTGGCGTTAATACCACCTGACATGGTAACTCTAAACTGATTGGGGCGAGCGCCCGCCCCAATAGCTTTTTGGATTCGTGATAGTGTTGCAATCGCCATTTTTATTCTCCTAAGTTATCTATTTATTCGGATTCCGTAAATGCAGTGTCTCCAGCAGCAGATACGAAGTTCAATTGAATAAAGTTAACTGAAGCAGTAGGCTGAACAAAAATGTCACAAACAAATTCATTTGCTTGCACAACCTCTGTTGGGTTATTGCTATCATCACACACAACTTTGAACTGAGTGATCCCACGACCAGCTTGTACTGTAGTTAAGTATGCTTCTACTAAAGAAGAAAAACCTTCTCTCAAAGACTCGTCGTTTTGATCGAACAGTACGTCCCCAGCAGAATCTCCAATAACATCTTCCATAGTGATGAAGAGGCGACGAACGTTGATTCGACTGAAAGAAGTCTTCTTCTGAGTGAACGTCTTATCCCCAAAGAGAACTGTTCCACGACCAGGCTGTGATATAATTGAGTTGATACCCAACTTGTACAATGTATCACGTTCTGATTGATTTGGATTCCAGGCTAAGCGAATAGCATTTTGGATTCGACCATTTTCGTAACCAGCAGGTGAGAACCAAGGATCACGATTAGCATCTACTCGTGCAATACATCCAGCAACGTCTGGGTTACATGGTACCCAAACATAGGTATCGTTGTATTTGTCATACGCATACTTCCAGTTAGCATCTGCGATGCTGTAAGTTCCACGAGCGCTTGCAACGGTTGCTTCCCAAGCTTCGATATCAGAAACTTCACTTCCTGCATTACTTACAACATCTGACTGAAGTGGTGAGAATACTGCAACACAATCTTTACGAAGTCCAGCAATTCTTGCTGCTTCATTTGCTACAGTTGCTCCGCCAGGACCACAAATGATAACATCAACTGAAGTATTCAGTTTGTTTTCGTATTCACCAAGGCCTGATACACGTTCTGCATCGCTAACAGTTCCATCAACACCCGCTTCCATTTGATGCTCTACTGCAGCAGTTGCAGCAGTTCCGCCATCATCTGTATAAGCTGTAGGTGATCCTGCAACAAGTGCGGCTGTACCCCAATCGCTACTTGCTGGATATGCGGCTACACGAATATACTTAGATTGATTATTGATTACTGTTTTATAAAAATTAGATCCACCATCAATTCCACGAGCGTCAGAGGCTTTAGAAACAAGCTCATACTTTTCGAGGAGTGTGCCAGGAACACCTGTGATTTGTCCAGTTGCGTCGATAACTGCAATATTCATTTCGTCGGCAGAAGCACCAACACCAGCAGCATAATCTGAA